CTTTGTTTATCCCAATGGAATGGAACTACGAAGGATTTATTGATGAGTACGGAGTTCCAGTATTCACTACTCCTGACGCAGATGTGTTTGCCCCAGACGGTGAACTAATAGATATAGGAGTAATTGATCATTGGCAAAACGAAGCTGAAGGATTAAAAAGCGATCAAGATGCTTTAAACGAATTTTACAGGCAATTTCCTAGAACTGAAGAACACGCGTTTAGAGATGAAACTAAAAACTCTATATTTAATCTTGTTAAAATATATGAGCAAATAGATTACAACGAAGAAATGTCTAAAAATATTGGCATTACAACTGGTAACTTTCAATGGGTTAACGGTATAAAAGATTCGCAAGTAATATTTTATCCTGATAAAAAAGGTAGATTTAAAGTTAGTTGGGTACCACCTCAACAGTTACAAAACAGAGTGGTTTTAAAAAATGGTATAAAATATCCTGGTAATGAACACATGGGAGCATTTGGTTGTGACTCGTATGATATATCAGGAACCGTAGATGGAGTAGGTTCTAAAGGAGCATTACACGGCTTAACCAGGTTTAGTATGGAGGACGCTCCTGCGAATAGCTTCTTTTTAGAATACTTATCAAGACCACCTACGGCAGAAATATTCTTTGAAGATGTTTTAATGGCATTAGTATTTTATGGTATGCCAATATTAGCAGAGAATAACAAACCTCGACTTTTATATTACTTAAGACGTAGAGGTTATAGAGGCTTTAGTATGAATCGCCCTGATAAAGTTTGGAATAAATTATCTTCAGCAGAAAAAGAAGTAGGTGGTATACCAAACTCTAGTGAAGATATAAAACAAGCTCATGCTGCCGCTATTGAAATGTATATACAAGATCACGTTGGTATGAAGCAAGATGGTAGTTTTGGAGATCTTTATTTTAACGAGTTGTTAAATGATTGGAGTAAATTTGATATAAACAAAAGAACAAAGTTTGATGCAACAATAAGTTCTGGTTTAGCTATTATGGCAAACAATAGACATTTATATGCACCAAACGCAAAGGTTGAAAAACCTAAATTAAACATAAGTATTTCTAAGTATACTAATACTGGAACTAATTCACAAATAATTAAATAATAAATATGGCAGAGTCTGGCATTAAAAGTTATTTCCCGAGTCAAACAGTAAGTGATGCTGAAAAAATTAGCTATGACTATGGCTTAAAAGTAGCTAAAGCAATAGAGCAAGAGTGGTTTAATAACGACCGAAGTATTAACCGTTATAAATCTAATCAAAATAATTTTCACAATTTAAGACTGTACGCTAGAGGTGAGCAGTCAATACAAAAATATAAGGACGAGTTGTCTATAAATGGCGATTTGTCCTATTTAAATTTAGATTGGAAGCCAGTACCAATTATACCTAAATTTGTTGACATAGTGGTAAATGGTATTGCGGAAAGAACATATGATATAAAAGCTTATTCTCAAGATCCTTTCGGTATTGAAAAAAGAACTCAATATATGGAATCTGTAATAAGAGATATGCAAAGTAAAGAGTTTAATGATGCTGCAATGCAAAACTTTAATATTGATCTTTACGAAAATAAAAAAGAAGAACTTCCAGAATCACAAGAAGAGTTAGAGTTACATATGCAACTTAGCTATAAACAATCTGTAGAACTTGCTGAAGAACAAGCTTTAAAAGTTTTACTTGAAGGTAATAACTACGAATTAACGAAAAAAAGATTTTATTACGATTTAACCGTGTTAGGTATGGGTGCTGTAAAAACTTCTTTTAACACTTCTGAAGGTGTAGTTATAGACTATGTTGATCCAGCAGATTTAGTTTATTCTTATACAGACTCCCCTTATTTTGAAGATATATATTACGTTGGTGAAGTTAAATCTATACCTGTTAATGAATTAGCAAAACAATTTCCACATTTAACAGAATCAGATCTTAAAGACATAATGGAAAATAAGTCTTATAATAGAAGTAATTATAACGCAAGATATTCTTCAGACAAAGAAGACAATAACACTGTTCAAGTTTTATATTTTAATTATAAAACTTATATGAACGAGGTTTACAAAATAAAAGAAGCTGCTACTGGCGCTGATAAAATTATACCTAAAGATGATTCATTTAATCCACCTGAAAATAAAGAAGGTGGTTATTCAAGACTTTTAAAATCTATTGAATGTCTTTATGAAGGTGCTATGATTTTAGGTACAGATAAATTATTAAAATGGGAAATGTCAAAAAACATGATGCGTCCTAAAAGTGATTATACTAAAGTAAAAATGAACTATGCTATTGTTGCGCCTAGAATGTACGAAGGTAGGATTGATTCTTTAGTAAAAAGAATTACTGGTTTTGCTGATATGATTCAGTTAACTCATTTAAAACTTCAACAAGTAATGTCACGTATGGTACCTGATGGTGTTTATTTAGACGCAGACGGTTTAGCTGAAGTTGATCTAGGTAATGGTACTAATTATAATCCACAAGAAGCTTTAAACATGTTTTTCCAAACAGGTTCTGTTATTGGTAGATCATTTACTTCTGATGGTAATTTAAATCCAGGTAAAGTGCCTATACAAGAAATAACTTCTGGATCTGGTGGTAATAAAATGCAAGCGCTTATAGGTAATTATAATTATTACTTGCAAATGATTAGAGATGTAACTGGGTTAAATGAAGCTAGAGATGGTAGTATGCCAGATAGCAATGCTTTAGTAGGTGTTCAAAAATTAGCAGCTGCAAATAGTAATACAGCTACAAGACATATACTACAAGCTGGTTTATTTTTAACAGCTGAAACAGCAGAGTGTTTATCTCTTAGAATATCAGATATTATAGAGTATTCACCAACTAGAGATGCTTTTATACAAGCAATAGGAACTCATAATGTTGCCACTTTAAATGAAATGAAAAATCTTCATTTATATGATTTTGGTATATTTTTAGAACTAGCTCCAGATGAAGAAGAAAAAGCTATATTAGAAAATAATATACAAATGGCATTGCAACAAAAAAATATAGAGTTAGAAGATGCTATTGATATTAGAGAAATAAAAAGTATTAAATTAGCTAATCAACTTTTAAAAATACGTAGAAAAAGAAAATTAGATAGAGATCAAGCTATTCAACAACAAAACATGGATAGACAAGCACAGCTAAACCAACAGTCGGCACAGGTTGCAGCGCAAGCAGATGTTCAAAAAAACCAAGCGTTAAATACTGGTAAAGCAGAGTTAATGCAAGTTGAAGCTCAAATAGAAGCTCAGAAAATGATTCAAGAAGTTGCTATGAAAAAAGAATTAATGGAATTAGAGTTTCAATATAACATGCAACTTAAGAACATGGAGGTTGAAGGTATGAAAAGTAGAGAAAAAGAAAAAGAAGATCGTAAAGACGAA